TTTACCCATTCTGCAAAACTGGTATTGGTTGCCGCCCTATTCTGATCAATACGCTCTAAGAGTGCATCTTCAAAACGTATATTTTTACGTGTAGAACCTTTTCGATCATCTGACCTTTTAGAATTATTTGTATTATCTTCTTGCATTGGGTGTGTACCAGTATTATAGTGTTTGTGCGGTGTGTACCATTTTAACCTATTAACCCACTAACGCAATAAAAAGGAACAATCATGGAAACAAAAAGCACAGTAATAAATAATGCACTTTGCGAGTTATATAGCGCCAAATCAATCTGCAACGCTTTACTGGTAGCACTCGAAAACGTCGATGGTGGCTATAAGCTAAGTAATGAAGATTTAATGGCATCGCTTCAAGTGATAAGCAATAAACTGCAAGAATCAACAGATAATATTTTTGATACACAATAACCTATAACGACCATTTAAAACCATTCACTAGTTAACGCAATAAAAGGATTACTAATGCTAATTGAAACTCACGAAGAACCCCAAGAATTAATAAACCAAGCTATGGCAATAACTATTGCTTACAGCATGTCTTTAGAAAGCGGCTCAGTTATGTATCACGATGATATTCAGTCGTTACTTGGAGCAGTAGCTTCATTACTAAAAAAATCGCTCGTTATAATAGAAAAACAAGACGAAAAAGAAACTAGCCCAAACCTTTAATGAGCAATTGTAAGGGGGTCGTGAAACACGCTACCCCTCAATTCAGCCTTTGCTTCCTCATTAGCTTTAGCAAGGATCTTTTCTGTTTTGGCTATCGTGTCGTGAGAAACTTCGGCTTTTTTGGCTAGGGATTGACGCGTGTCTGCTGGCCTAATGTTTGCAGAATTCTGCAAAGATACCTCAGATTTACCCCTATTCTCGTACCCTTCTTTTTTAGCCCTTTCAGCCAACAAAGGCTTTGCTTTAAGAGCCAATTCAGCACGAACAAATATCGGTAGGTTGCGGCGACCGAATTTAGAAACAACTAACCAAAAACACCAATTATTCATAAATATGCACTTTATGCCTTATTTATTCATTTTTATTGCATATATATTCAACTTAAAGTAATATTAGTAAATAGATGTGAATCTAAAACCTGTAAATGTTTTTGGGTAGCATTCAAGCACAAAGTGGGAAGCTATGGCAGTCTAACCATGAGTATAAACCTGCGTGATGTAGGCGAGTACATACAATGATCTTTCTTGATTGTCTAATCATTGTATAACTTGTCTGTTACCCGATTTTTTTAATAATTGGAGACAGACACTTGAAAAAGCTACTAGAACTACGCCAGCAAAAAGCTGAATTACATCAGCAAATGAAAACCCTTGTCGAAACCGCAGAAAGCGAAAAGCGCTCATTATCGGATGATGAGAACACCAAATTCAAAGCCCTTCAAACTCAAATACAAGATGCGAACAGCCAAATCGAACGAGCCGAAGTCTTAGCAGACCAAGAACGCTCAATTGAAACCGGCACCATTACCACCAAAAAAGCAGACAAGCCCAGCAATGAAGAGCTGCGCACATTTGTACGAACTGGCGAAAGTCGCTCGTTAAGTGCTGGCGTAAACGCTGACGGCGGCTTTACCGTTATTCCAGCACTTGATAAAACGATTTATTCACTATTACGTGATAACAGCGTGTTCCGTCAAAATGCCATGGTGCAGACCATATCAACCGAAGTTTATAAAAAACTGGTTAACATTGGCGGCACTGCAGCGAACTGGGCAGCCGAGAGCGACACGCGCACGGAAACAGGCACCAGCAGCTTAAAAGAAATTGAAATTTCACTTAACAGCCTTTACAGCTACCCCAAAACCAGCCAAGAATTATTGGATTGGTCGGGCTTCGATATTGCTGGCTGGATAACGTCAGAAGTGGCGCTTGAATCAGGCGAGAAAGAAGAGGCCGCATTTTGGAACGGTGACGGCGTTAAAAAGCCCAAAGGCTTACTGACTTACACCAAAGCTATTACAGACGATGCGACAAGAGCATTCGGCACAATCCAAGAGATTGAATCAGCAGCAACTGGGGTGATTGACGGGGACGACCTAATCGACTTTGTTCACACGTTAAGACGCGGCTACAGAGACTCGGCGAAGTTTTACATGACCGATGCCACTCAAGCCAAAATTCGCAAACTCAAAGACACAGACGGTAATTACCTCTGGAGAGCCGGTATCGCAGAAGGTGAAGCAAACACCCTGCTAGGCAAGCCGGTAGAGATAGCCGAACAGCTTGATGATGATTACATCGTCTATGGTGATTTGATGCGAGCCTATACAGTGCTAGATCATGCAAGCGGCGTACGTCTGCTGAGAGACAACTTAACACAACCAGGCTTTGTAAAAATGTTCACCACTCGCTATGTAGGCGGCGGCTTAATCGACAGCAACGCGGTTAAGTTTCTAAAAGCTAAAGCGGCATAAATAATCAAGGGGCCTTAAAACAGCCCCTTTTATTCATAGGTGAAATATGAAATTAGAAATACGCGCAGCCAGTGACATTACCCTTGACGGTAAAAAGATTATTGGCAGACCCATTGTATACAATAGTCAATCAGAGAACCTAGGCGGCTTTGTTGAAATAATCGCACCCAAGGCTTTCAGTAAGTCGTTAAGTGGCGATATTCGCGCACTGGTAGAGCATGACGCTAAGTTGATCTTAGGGCGCACTACGTCAAAGACTTTGCGCATTGCTGAGGATAGCCAAGGCATATACATTGAAATTGACCCACCCAATACACGCACAGCAAGTGAGTTAATGGAAAGCATACAGCGCGGCGATATTAGCGGCATGAGCTTTGGCTTTACGGTTAACACTGACGGATCACAATGGGACTTTAATACAGACCCTGCCCTTCGAACCGTCACTAACGCCAATCTGCACGAAATTACAATAACGAGTATGCCAGCGTACAGCGCGACTAACGTAGAAGTGGCTATGCGCTCAATGGCACAACACATGAAAAGTCATAGCATAGACCTAGCCATAAGACGCATGGAAATGTTGAGGTATTAAAATGTTTGGATTATTTAAACGCAGCACACCACAAAACGCACCAATTACCGATACATACGAATTACTAAAATCGTTAGGTATAGGCGCACCCACGGCAAGCGGACGCTTAGTCAATAGCCAAGTAGCGGAAACACTACCCGCGATATATTGCGCAGTGGCAACTATTGCTGAATCGGTTGCTAGCTTACCTATTCACGTTTACCGCAAGAATAGCACAGGCAAAGAGCGCCAAAACAAACACCATGCCGAACGCTTGCTTAACGTGGCGCCTAATGGGTACCAAACCGCTTATGACTTTAAAATAGCGTTAATGCGCTCGGTATTACTTCGCGGTAATGGTTACGCCAGAATTGTATATGACGGTAGCGGAAAAGCGGCAGAGCTTCACCTTATCCACCCAGACGCTATTCAAATGGAGCTTATTAATAACCGATTAATCTACAAGGTGACAACTAAAGCCGGTAAGTTTGAGCCGTTACTACAAGAAGAAGTCCTTCATATTCGCTACCACACTGACGATGGGATAACCGGCAAAAGCCCAGTATCAGTTTGCAGAGATACAATAGGCCTAGGACTATCACAGCAAGATTATCAATCATCACAGTTTAAGAACGGCATGAGGCCAACAGGTACGCTAGAGACCGAACGCAACTTAGACGATAAGCAATACTTAGAATTACAGAATATGCTTCTTAAGAGCTCAGGCACTAGTAATGCTGGCAAACCGTTAATACTTGAAGGCGGTCTTAAATGGAATCAGATTGGCCTTACTAACTCAGACGCTGAATGGTTAGCATCAAGACAGTTCAGTATCAGTGATGTAGGCAGAATGTTTAAACTAAGCCCTATCTTCTTAATGGACTATAGCAACAGCACATACAGTAACTTTAGTGAAGCGAGTCGTGCCTTCTTAACACAGACCCTAAGACCATGGCTCAGTAACTTACAAGAAGCGTACTCCAGCAGGTTGATAAGCGACCGCAATAGAGCTGACACCTTCATTGAATTTGAGACTAAAGACATACTCAGAGCCACAGCAGAGGAACGCTTTTTAGTTTATGACAAAGCTAT